ATAATCATGAACACAAATTGTCAACAAATCATGAGGATAAGGCAAAGCAGGTACAGCCATATTAGCTAAACATGTTTGCCATCCATACCACTCAGGTTGCATAACAGGACCACAGTAAATATTCGGAGAATTCATAACTTCCATCACAACATCACTTATTACAGTGACTTTTGTACATGATTTGGAAGAAGAATTACCCCTACATTGACCGTAGTAAGCAATTTGAGATTCTTTGGGCATATAATTTAAAGGACTTTTCTTATGAACTGTTCCACTTAACATGAAATCAACTCCAAGAATTTGTTTTTCAAATTTTTCAGAAGTACCAGTCAAAAGAACGCCTTCCTTTTGTTTTAGCAAAAGGTAAGCGTCTTCTAACTGTGTTTGGTATACGCTACCGTAACAACCTTTCGGTTTTCCGGTAACTCCACCTAAATGGATACCAATAATTGTACTTCCAGTTCCACGTGATAACAAAACACCACCACACATGCCTTTAAATGTGTTAACATTCAAAGATCTGTATGTGCCTCCATCAAAATCACAAACACCATTAGTTGTTACACAAGGATTAGTAACACCAGCAAAAGTACTGATTTCACCTTCCTTGGAACGCCATAGCATTCTAAATTCTGATTGAGGTAAATTCCCAAAAGGGAAAAATGATGTAATATCCTTAAATGAACCGCCAGTTGATGAATAACAAACACACAAATCTGTTTTGGGAATACGAATTGCGGCACTTTTACATAACCGCGTAGCGAATTTCCCTCCACAAGCTTCTGGATTTACTTTACGAAAAGTAACTTCCAATGTTTCAACTTCAAAATAATGATATGGTAACAAAACAACATTTGATTTAAGAAATAGGCCATTAGCCATCAATCTACGATCACCTGCCATAACAGTTCCATATACAAGATTCTTCTGAATTACATTATCAAGTTTGTCAACATCTGAACAGAAAGATTCGTGTGAAATAGGGAGTTCTCTCTTAACGACCGAAGTCCAGGGAGAATCTTCCGCATCACGCAAATCAATTTCCTGTTGTGTAGTAGGTTCCAATGATCCCTGAGGAGCAAGACTTTTCCACTTTCTATACATTGAAGCCATTGCATAGAGTGAACCAACAATTCCACAAGCTTTACAAAGTGTAGTAACATGTGAATCACGCCAAACACGAAAAGTATTTGAAACCGAATTTCGATCTCTCAACTGTCGCATCCAATGATGTTCCACAAGTTTATACATGTTTTTCTGCACTACTAAACCTCCTATTGCATAAAGACCAACAACAGGATTCAGACTTTCACTCTTTTTGCAAGTCCAAAGACTCACTAAAGAAATGGAAATCCAATTCAATGCAGTATAACGTAAATACTTTGATTTCAATTTGTGATAATCAGCAGCCATCATAAATTTCTTAAACCAAGGGTGTGTAAAATAAGGGGTTGGAACAAAAGTTAACCAATCCCAATGTCTACAAAACACCTTAGCAGCTGTTAATGATGCCATGCAAGCAAATCCTTCAATAGATCTGCCAGCACCATCAACGTCGCCAAGAACTTTTCTTTTAACCATATCAAAAGATTTGGTCAAAGTGGGCACTAATTCGTCACCAAATTGTCTATCATTTACATCGATGACATTTTCACAACCATCAACTTCCTTAACAAAAGAAGTGACGACTGATTCATCATCCTCAAAATCGCTTTCATAATCCATATCTGAATCATACGGATACATGTGATCATGTGCATCACAAAATCCATGCATCTGTTTACAATTTGAATGAGGACAAATTTTAATGTCACGAATTCTCGCCTTAGCACGTTTTATAATGCGTTTTTGACGAGAACAATGTTCCTGATAGGTTTCAATAGTATACTGTAAAACTTCACGAAAACTTACTTTTTCAAGTTTCTTTCCTCGGTATTTAATGACTTCATATTCTGCAATATGAGTCAAATCACCAGGTTGTTTCGCTTTTTCAACAGTCAATAACCACAAATCATCAAACAAAGGAACTTTCCCTGTCTTACGATAATGATCATCAACTTTCTTTGAATCTAAACCCTGTGGTTGTCCATCTTCGTCTTTCAATTGAAATTCATCTTTTGCGACGACAGTAATCACAACGTGCATACGTCGTTGAATACTATAAGGACAATTCGAATAAACCCAAGCATCAAGGTTTTTAACATTAGTGCTTACGTTCATTATATTGGGTTCAACAAAAACTTTACCTTTTTGTGACAAATCTGCCATATTGGCGTAAAATGGTTCGTTGTTACAAACATCAACAATGAAACGAGTAGGAGGAACAGTCACGAACTTCGCTTTCTCGTTTGCCATATCATTAACATTCATTACAATTTTATCAGTTTTCCAATTTGACATGTATTTATCAGCAGGATTGTAAGTCGCACGGTATCGTTTATCAAGTGGCAGATCTGCACTCTTGAGAAGTGCATCTGTAATTTGATCAGCAATAGTAGTCTTTCCTTGACTACTTGGTCCAAAATATTCAATACAAAATGGTGCCTTGCGAACACCACTAGCAATCTTTAAAGTAACGTAGTCATTTTTGATAGTTATCAACTTGTGATACTTATCAGTAAACAAACGTTTCTCAAATCCAGATTTCAATTGAACAATATTCTTGAACTTTGATGATAAAATTTCAAGTCTGCGGTCAAATTCATTTTCAGTAATCTTAGCAACTACTTCGAGGTTTCCATTTTTGACGAGTTCCCACCATAAAATAATGTTGGAAAATTCGTCATCCATTTCAACAGCCTCTTTATCACCAAACAAAAGTGGTTTAAGAGATCTTGTCTGAAAACAAAAGTACATATTTTCGACAAAATGAGTAACTGTGCCAAGAGCTGCATCAACAAAATCATATGCATTAGCATGAACTTTCGAAATATCAGGTTCAAAAAGAACCATATTGTGAATGGAAAATGTTACATCAGAAGCCTTACAAAGGCCTAATGTTACAAGTAATCCTAACAATTTCGAAAAATGTCCAAACATAGCATTAGATTTACACATGGACCAATTGTTGCGTGCACAACGCATCAAATCGATCCATTCAGGGGTTACCGGAGTGTTTTCACACCCCGATTGCGGAGATACTCCAAACATCTCACGGATGTATTGGAGTACTTGACTCGAAACAGATGTCGAAAAATATTTTCGGACGTAAAGAAATATAGCTGCAACAACAGATACATAATCTTGACATCCTTGAATAGTAAGGAGCAAAGCTCCTAATCCTTCAACTTCTGAAATGAGGGCGTCTTCAATATTAACATTTGTGAACTTACTAAGGTTTTTCAAATAGTCAACGACAATAGACATAGAGTCCAAGTCATATCCTGTTTGACAAACCATTCCTCCTTCAAGTTCAAGTTTATACTGATGAACGATGGGATTCACTTCTTTAAAAAGATAATAAAATCCATCTTCCTGGGTATTATGCCCCCTAAGGCACCGGTAATTAAAACCGGAATACAACATAACTCGTTGTGGAGTGAATTCATTTTTAGCCAGTGACAAGGCTGATCTTACGATAGGGATTGAGCAAAACATAGTTTGACAGGCCACAATTTACAAGCTTCAACGGGGAGGCACCCGTATTTATCATGCAGGTCGGAGGACACCCGTTAATTATAATCCTCAGGAGCTTAAAAGCTCCAAATAAAGATAACACATAAATTGTGTTATTAACGTGGTTGTTAATTACAACCATAGATCTATCTTTCATAAAAGATTGACTAGACTAAGCTAGATGATCAAACGATCAATCAGTATACAAAATCACCACTGGTATTGTGGTGGACATACTAGAATAACAGGTTCTAGAATACACATATTTTTATTTTGTTTTTATAATTTATTTATTGTTTATTTTGTTTTTTATATTTTATATTAACATGTAAAGGTGTGTTATTTGAGCCGATTCACGGCACCCATAACTGGGCGAATAATAAGGTTAGAAAGTATGT